TAATAAAAAAACACACGGATTTTTCCGTGTGTTTTTTGCATGCATTTTATAGCCGATGCGGATAAGACCGTGCTAAACTATATGCGGCGATTACCTTGCTTATATTGTTATAACGCTTATACCTTTGACAAATACGTAACGTCGACAGCGCCCGTAACGGCACCCGTTTTTTGCGTTGATATAGCGATCCTGTCGCCCTGAATATCTCTGACGTAGAGCAAAGAATCGTAGACGAAGGGTGCAAAGCGAGTGGTTTTTCCATATACTACGGCATTAGCGTCAAGCCTTACTGCGTCGCCGACGCTGAACGTTGGCTTTGCTGGCGGAGCAGGTATTGTTTCTGTGTCATTGCCGCCGAGGATTTTGTCTACCTCGCTTTGAACAGCATCGTAATCATAGCCTGCATCGGTCAGGAGCACTTTTCTGTTTTGACCGACGCCCCACTTGCCTGCGATAACCTCGTTTGCCAGCTGCCCGACGGTCTTTTTAGGCTGCGTCGGTGTTGGCTCGGGAACAAAGACTTCAACGGAAAAACCGTTAAGACCGAGAGATTTTACAGTGCTTGGGAAATCGACGTACATATAGTTCTGGTCACAAACGACTCCTGCCACCCTATTCGTCCTGATAAGGTTGGTTTCACCGCCGAACTGCCATAGTCCGAGGACGCTTTTGTCGGGATATGAGCATTCACTTGCCCATTCTGCCACCCAATGGGTATAGCGTTTAAGCTCGTTATCGTACATATATCTTGAAAAGACGTACGTTGTCGAATAGATGCCGACGTAGTAGCCGCGGTCTTCAAGATAGGAGCACCATTTGTTTACAATATCGGTAAGAGTTCTTTTGGAGAGAGAGAGCATTTCATCGTGCTCGACGTCAATATAGACGGGGAGCTCAAACTGTTTGCCGTCAAGAATGACTGAATAAAAGTATTCAGCCTCTTTTTCAGCCTCATCTAATGACGTTGCCTTGCTGAACCAATAGCAGCCAACGGGGATATTTTCCTGCTTTGCGGCTAAGTAATGGCGTTCGAACATAGGATCTTTGTAGAGTCCGTCGTCATTTCCGCCGCCTTTGATAATTGCGAACGATACGCCTTCGCTTGCAGCGGAGTTAAAGTTAAAATTCCCCTGCCATTTTGAGACATCGATACCAAACGTTTTCATCGGTCGTAGTTACTCCTTTCGAGATGTGTAACAGTAGTAGTTTATTCATCGTCGGCTGAATTTGTTTTTGTTGACGCAGATTCTGCATCAATGAGCCCCTCGCCGAGTATGTAAGCGACGCAAGAGGCACCTGACATAATAACCGACGCTATCTGTGTTGCAACGTTTTCGGCAACACCGACCGAAAGCAACAGCGGTGTTACAAAGCCGATAACAGCGAGCCAAAGCTTTCTGCTCGACAGCTTTCTTTTCCAATCAATTTTGTTATTATTCATTTGATACACTCCTTTTTATTAAAGTTTTTGGCGGGCAACGCCCGCAGGAATAATGGGTTTGCACACACCGATATTATAAAGTTTTTGGCGAGGTCAAGGAGCTGCTTTTTTCAAAAAGTGGCTCCTTGTGGGGGTCGGGGCGAAGCCCTGGCGGGGAACCCCCGCTGGAAATAAAGGGTTTGTACACACCAATATAGTAAAGTTTTTGCGGATTCAAAAGGGGCTTTTTTCAAAAAGCCTCTTTTGTGGGTTTCAGGGTGAAACCCTGACTGAAATGTGCTTCTTGACACACACGCTAACGCGTGTGTGTCTGCCCCGCAGGGTGGGGTTCGGGGCGAAGCCCTGACAGAAAAGTGCCTTTTTAACATACGGCGGAAGCCGTATGTTTTTCTTTTCGGCGGGGGAAACACATCTCAAACGCCGAAGTTTTCCCCCGCCAAACCACCCCCAACCTTGGCTCGCCCCAATTATTATTTGTTATCACTCCACGGAGACGATAGTCGTACGTTTTTCTTTTTTAAGTTGCTTTCTTTGAAATACAATATATGACGGGGGACCCTGTCATTATTTACTTTTCTTTTTTTAGGTTAAAACGAGTCGGTCGCACCAACCGGGCAGTAAGGTTTGAGGAAATCATTTATGGTATTCTTCCAGATCACAAATTCTATGGTTGATCACCTTCATATCCTCGTTAACCACAGCCATGTGCTGCTCAAGCTTATATACTCTGTCGACGACGTGGTTATGCTTGTCCACCTTCTTTTCAAGCTGTTCGATGCGATAGCTTGTAAGCTTAGTATTAAGCAATATGCCCGAGAGCGTGCCTGTCAGCGTGCCGAGAAAGCCTAAGAGAGCGACAAGAAATTCAGTACTCATATACTCACCTCGCATTACAGACAGAAGCAGGGTGCAATATAAGCAGGCGTGCTGTTAGAGTAGGCAGTTCCCGGCTGATAGTTATATATCTCAGTATCTTGATTATACGACACAAGCAGGCTGTTCGTGCGTTTATTAAGCCCGTTATTTGCATAGTTGGGATTTGAGGTGTACTTGCTGGTGGGCGAATAGAAATCGCCCGAGGGGATATAAGGATCGGTAAACGACGAATCGACCGACCTGAGCCAAAAGCGGCTGCTTGTATGCGTTTTGTATGAGTTACCCTCGACAGCGTCGAGTATTTCGGGGGTCATGATTATCTTGCTGTAGCCGTTTTTGAAGAACTGATACTGCTCGCCCTCAATAGCCTTGGTAAGTATCTGCTCGCCGTATATTTCGTATTCGCTGAGCAAAAAGAATCTTTCGGTAGTCACCCTGTAGTCGTGATGGAAGTTTTTAACGCTGAACAGATTTGACGTCAGCTTATGAACGTAGACGATGTTTTTTACGATCTCCTCGGGCAAGAACAACGCGAGGTGGTTGGCAAGCAGACCTTTGAATGCACTTGTTGACCAGTTTGAGCCTATGTCGGTTATCTTTTTGTTTGCGTCAAGCGAGTTGGGGGAGATAATATGATTATCGTCCATAGAGACCGAGCAATAGGGGATATTGTCGTCATAGACACCGACCTTATTGCCGTAGACGCTTTTCGTACAGCCGAGCATAAATGTGATACCCGCCTTTGACTTGCCGTAGCTGATGGGTACGGCAACGTTGTCGTGGTTAAAGCCGATTATCTGTGCGGGGACTTTTCGAATAATTTTGCTGACTGTCAGATCGGTAATAAAGGCCTCGGTCTTGTATTTTCCCGTATCCTCGTCAAAAGTCTTTACAAAGTCAAATTCCAGAGTGTTTTGAGAGTCGATAAACTCAAAGTCGTTGCCCGTGATCTTAGCAACGAGCATACCCGATTCGTCTTCAATAAAGGAGACGTTATACATGCCCTCCTCAAAGTCTGTAGCTACAAGGAAATTGTCTCTGTTAAAGAAATTGACGTCCTTTTTTTCACCAATACTGATATTATACATAGGCATATCAATTTCCTTATAATCGCCGACCTTCCAGTATTTTGACGGGTCCTTATATCTTGCCACAAGGGCGATATCCTCCCATGAATTGTTGGCAAAGACGGAGTCGATCTTGTCCGACGGTATAGGATCGGAGTGGTCGGACGGGCACACGTAGTTTGACCATGTCGTGCCGTTAAGTACCTGGAGTGCACCGTTAAAGACGCGTATGCCGTGTGTGCCGCTTTTGTTGGTGACTGTGTTGTTCAGGTGGTTGACGAACGATTCTTTTTGCACGATATCCTTAGCGGCAATATTGCTGTCGTCAAGCTGACCGTTTTCGCCGAATGATACAACGTTACCCGCGACCCCCTCAAAGACGACGGGGGTGTTTTCGATCTTTTCTTCAAGCTCGGAAAGCTTGCCGCTGATATCGGTAACTGTTTGCTCGCGTGCCTGCTCGTTAGCTATACGCACCTGTTCATTTTCCTGTCTTTGAGTTTCGTTGATAACACGCGTGCTCTCGCTCTTTTCAATGCTGTCAAACTTCAAGAGAAGCTGCTCGGCAACACCGGGCGACGGCTCGCCCGACGGTTCTGCATCGATATCGGCACCGTACACGATCGTGCCGAGGCATATCTCCTCGGAGGTGAATATGCGGCCGTTCTCGCCGTCAATATTTACCGTGCCGACGATGCCTACCCTGAGCTCGCCGCCGGGGAGGGTAATACACTCCCAGGGGATCACGGCTTGACCGTCTTCGATGATTACCGATCTTGATTGCCCGCTGCCCGTGAATACGGCGGTTTTCAGGGGGAAATCATCCCAGTGATGCGAGAATTTAAAACGGCAGAAGATGTCGTTGACAGAGCCGCTCGTTATGGGTACGGGATTGAGATTAAGCCCCTTAAGGTGAATGATATCCGATGAAACTACTTTCAGATCAATATATCTCATATAATCACACTCCTTACCTTTAGTTGTCACGTCTTGCTTCAAGGTATGAGTCGACGTAGTCCTCGGGAATGCCCATGGTGAGAGCCTGAAGCTTGATCATCTTCTCGTTGTCGTAGTTGACGTCAAGGGCTAACATAGCCTGATAGTAGCCGCCGTTGCCAAGCAAAACGTAGAGCTGATCCTCTCTTAAGTATTCGCGACGGCTTTCCTCGAATTTTTCGCGATCAAGCTCATGCTGGAGCTCCTTGAGGGCAAGCTCCTGCTTCTTGGTTTCAAGCTGTCCTGCGTCGATGTCGCTTGAAACGTTAAAAGCATACTTATCGTGCTCAAGAACGGCATTTTTGTATGCCGCTTCCCATTCGCTTTTTTGTGTATCGCGGTCATTTTCCGACGACGTCAGATAGAAGTCACGCAGTCGGTCAAGCTCGTCTGTATAGGACTTGTAGCTGTCAGAATAGCGGCTGTATTCCTCATTGTCTCTGTCGGTAAGGTATTCAAGCCTGTCGCTGAGTCTGGCAAGCTTGTCCTTATGACCCTGATATGCGAGCGAATAGAGCTCGGGAATGACGTCGTTCAGCTTGTCGACGTATTCGTTGTAGGCAGCGTTGCCGGCAGATACGGCGTATGAATTGGCATAGCCGCCGGTAAGCGACGACGCGTTGCCTACTGTGTCCTCCATTGCCCTTTTGCCCTCTTTTATGTAGCTGTCCTTGTACTGATGATACAAAGGATCGCTGTTAAGGTCATAGGAAAAGGAGGCACTGTTTAAAAAGTCATTTTTAGTCTTTTCAAGAAGGTCCTTATCGGAGAACGAATAGTCCTTCGGCTTTTCGTTTTCCTTGAAATTACTGTATTCCTTGAAGGCGTTTTTCACCTTCTCGTCTTCTTTGTATTTATATGTGTTTGCCATATTTTTTACCTCGTAAAAAGAATGATTTTGGGGAGCGACACACGGGCGGAGCCGCGGGAGGGGAAGAGAATGATGAATAATGAATAATGAATGATGAATAATGAACGATTGACGGGGAGGGGCGAACTGTGTTCAACCGTGAGCCTCCCCAATGGGGAAGGCATTTGTTTGTAGGGACAGGCGTCCCCGACTGTCCGCTGAAAAACGATATCATTTGTACGAATGATACCACGAGCGGTAGGGGACGGCGCCTCTGTCAAGAGCAATAAATGCGATTTGCAAACGTCACCTCACGAGGGAGGGGAGTGGCTTGCTCCTCCCGCTTTATCTATGCGTTCAATTCCAATGAGCCTATCATATTGCCGTCAGAGTTGTAGACTGCAAGGCAGTTACCGTTATCACCGTTTATAATGCCGAGCGAAAAGGGTATATTCCCAAAGCCCGTGTCAAAATGCAATCTGCCCTCATCGTCAAGCAAGAGCTTCTTTTCTTTTTCAACGAATGAGCCCATATTTTGACTGATACGTGTCACCCTTTCGTCAAGCGAGCTTATAGTCTTTTCAAATGAGCGGATAAGCTCTTGGGTGTTGGACACGTTGCCGAGCGATTCGCTGAGTGAGCCGGTAAGGTTGTCCTCGTCGATATTAAGCATCATATAGCGCAGCTGCTCGTTTAATATTGTCAAATAACCCTTGATCTGTTGCAATGCCGACGCGTCGGAAAGCCCGTCAAAGTCGGGGAGAGTAAGGTTAAAATGCATATCAAACCACCTCGCTTGATCTTTCGATACGTTTGGTAAGTGAATATATCTTGCAGCCGCCCTTGCCGCTAAATCTGAGCCTGAAATGGTCGCACCTTCTCGGCGTTATGGGCAATACGGCAGACTTAAGCTGTGAGCTGTGTACGTTGCCAATGTGCTCGAACACGCCGCACGAATCATACTCGGCATACACCGAGAGCGACGCCCCCCTCTCAAGCTCAAGCCTGATGCGTATCTTGCTTACGTACTTGTTGTCGGGCAGGTTGGTTCCGATAAGCCCCGTTTCTGCGGTCCATTCAAGGTCGTTTTCATACTCGCTTGAGTTTTGGTATATCTCTTTACAGATGATCGGGAGCTTAGAGGGAATAAGTGACTGCAAGACGTACGTGCCGTCTCTTTTTATGATCGCAAGGACGTCATTATCAATGGGAGACATACATACGCAGTCAAAAGAGTCCTCACGGTGCCACAGACCTCTGAATATGTCAAACACAAAGAGGTCGGGTCTGCCGCTTTGATCGTGCAGACATACGTAATATTTGTTGCTTGAGACGGCACCGATGCCGTTGGTGTAGATGCTTTCGCCGAGTGCGCGTGAGACTATGGCAGGAGCGTTGCCCGAATATGCACAGATGCCGACGGGCGAGTGGTAGTAGAGCGTGCCCGAGAGCAGAGCGAGCGATCTTTCGCTGCCTTTTTTTATGCCCGGATATATGTCGTCATAGAGCTTAAAATTAGAAGGCTTGGTTCCGTAGAGGCGGTGAATGTGGTTTTCTTTAAAGAATACCACGTAGCCGAGATGAGAGACGATACCCGTAAAACAGCCCTCACTGCCGCAGGAGGCGGCGTAGCTGTCGGTCGACAGACCACTGAAGGTACGCCACTGCTTGGGATCGCCTAACTTTGAGGCGTATATTTCATTGACCTTGTTGCCGAAAACGTCACTTCCGTATCTGCAGCCCCACAGCCTGTTTTCGTGCTCGCATACGAAGTCCATTTTAGGTATGTAGCGTGATATGGAGAAGGGAAGCGTGGCCGAGGGAGCGATGACGGTATACGTCTCTACGATTCCCTTTAGCAGAATGTAGCCGTCGCCCTTTTCTTCAATAACGGAAGAGCCGTCAAGATCATCACTGAGCCCCGATATAATGACCTCGTCTCCGACGTCAAACGGTTCAAAGATCGACTCTGCCTCGATCCTGTAGTGCTCAGGCTCAAGATGCTCCCATTCTTTGATAGAGCCGTCGTATTTCAAGACGCGGTTGGGAAATTCCGAGGTATCAAGCCATACCATGCCGTCGTATCTGTCGGCTGGAGCCGGAGCTATCTCGGCGATGACGGGATCTTCAACGCCGGGCACGTACGGGTATATGGTCAGAGTGGAGTCGGTAAGCACAGAATGAGACGAAAGCGAGCCGGTTTCCGTAGCAACTCCCTCGCTGTCGAGTGTGGCAGTGTTTATGTATACGCCGTCGGGGAATACGTAGAGACAGCTGCCCATTGATATTATCTGCTTTGAGTCATTGTCGTCTAAAGCTAACGGCTGCTTGACACCGTTAAAATAGAGACTGTTGCCGAAGATGACGGCAATGCCGTTTTTCGTGTTGATAGACTTAGGCTGTTCTTGTGTCTTGAATAGGTCAAGCCTTTTTTCTCTTGTTGAGAGGAGAGGATAGAGGCTTGACGAGGTGTTTTTAGTAACTGAAAAGCAGTTTTCCGAGATGACAGGCGACCTGTCGAGACCGCCAAAGGTCGTTATGGTGTTCTCGGAAAAGCCTTGAGATTTCAGTGTCGGATAAAACATATTTCATCTCCTGACATAATGGTCTGATAAGCGTTTGATCACGCATTAAAAAAAGCCGTCAGCTTCAAAGCCTTGTGTGTCTTGTTGTAGGCGTTTTCAAAATCACGGTAGGCAGAGGCAAAGAGAACGGCGTCGTTGTTATATCTTGAAATATCGGAGAGGTAGAGGTCGTTTTTCATGATAAGATATCTGATATAGAGCTCGCTGTAAGGCTCGTCTGCGAGGAGCACGGTATCCTCGGGCGTGTCTGCGTTATATCCGGCAAAGGCGGTAGGATGAGGATTTTCGTGGGTAAGAATGATCTCTCGGTGGATAAGAGAATCAATATAGCTGAGCCAGTCGAGCTTAAGCATTGGCGGTGTGTTGTTTTTGCATTCTGTATCAAATCTTGTTACAGCTTCTTTTATGGTCATAAATAGTCTCCTTTCGGCTAACATATGGGGATGCCCCATATATTAGTTGTTCGCCGTACGTGCCTTATATTCCTCCGCATCGTTTTCTGCGAGGATAGAATTAGCGACTACCTCAGCGAAGCATCTTTCGATGAAAAACTGCTTGCCTGTGGGTATCTGCTTATACTTTCCGTTAACGGAGACGGTACGTACGTCGTCGCCCTTAAAGCGTTTGGGAATAAAAATGGGTACAAGGTTATTTTTGCCGGTCATAATCTTTCTCCTTTTATGTTGGTTTTATGTCGGTGTACGAAGCGGGAGATAACCCCCGCCATACACCGTGTGATTTTGTTTGTGCAAATGATATCGTTTTTTGCGGGATGTCGATGGCGCCATCCCCTACCGCGCGTGGTATTGTTTTAACGAACAATATTGATATAGATTGTAGGGACAGGCGTCCTCGACTGTCCGAGGGAATAATCAAATTTGTACAAATAAAATTGGTATTAGAGTAGGGGCGGATTCCATATCCGCCCGTCAAAGCCTCCCTCCGAGAGGTAGCGAAGCGGCGGCGAGGGAGTGAATGGAACTCCGGTGGAGTTCCAGAGCCGAGCCGTGACCGAACCGCAGTAGAGGTGGATTTTTGCGGAGCAAAAAGACGGAAGGAGCCTGCGTAACGTTTAAGCTTGTACAACTTTGATTATATCGCGCTCTCCCTCACCCGACTCCGTCGGGAGCTCCCTCCCGGAAGGAGCCTTTATCAGTTAGCCTCGGCAACGTCGCCCGAAAATGATGATCCCGACTCTACGCGCAAGATGTAGTCGTCGGCAAGAATAGCCGCACACATGAACGCCTTCCAGCCGATAGAGCTTCTCTGGTTAAGAGGATCGTTTCCGTAGCCTCTCTGCTTAACGATATGCTCAACAGTACCCGTGCCGTTGATGTCGATGATGCCGTATGCATCTCTGCCGAGGAATATTGTTGAATATGATGCAAGACCCTTCTTGCCACCTTCTCCGGGGAAGAGCATGTCGCCCGATGCATATGTTACACCAAGGTCAGCGTCGGCAAAGATAGTCTTTGACTCAACGTTTACGCCGATAACGTTGAAGATGATACCCTTGTCCTCAGATGCGTCAAAGTACTGAATTGCACGTCCGATAAGGTCGGTCGTAATGCTTTCAGATACTGTGAGCTGATAGGGAGAAGAGCTTCCGCCGTTAGCGGATACAGACGCCGTACCGTTAGATTTGTAGGCTGTGGGAGTGAGTGTACGGGAAGCTTCACAGAGATCCTTGCCGTAGTTGATCTTGGCTTCGGATGACTCAACGAATCTTACGCCGCCGAGAGTGCCGAGCTCACCGCTGAGGATCTTTTCGGGCTCAGCGTACTTTTTGATGTCTACCCATGCGTCGCCCGATTCCTGCATAAGATCGAAAGCAACGTGGGGTGAACGATAGCAACGTACTTGCCGTCGATAGTGGGAGCGTTAACAGCCTTAAGCTGAGCAGCAGCCTTGAATACGTCAACGACTCTGAGCTTTGCGTTTTCATCGAGCATAGCTCTGGAATCTGCGGGGGTAAGCTTTGTTCCGTCGTTAACGGAAGCATAGTTAACGTTAGTACCCGTCTGGAGAACGTCTCTTACGATAGTGTCGATCGTACGTCCGGCCTGATCTGCGAGAAGCTTTGTAGCCTCGATAACAGTGTTGTCGATAGTAGTCATCTCGATGAGGTCAGTCTGCTCGATGTAGTCGCCGTACTGGTTGAGAGTAGCCGTAAGCGGAACTACGGTCATTTTTGCACCCTTGGGAGTGATGCCTTCTGTGATGGTGTTAAGGTTCTTAGCAAGGGGCTTCATTCTGCGGAATTCGACCGTCTTACCGCCGTGAGGGGGGAATAGGTCTCTTCTGCGCGAACTGAGTGTGAACGAGGTTGGGAGTAGCAAGCTCAATAAGAGTCTTGTCGTAGAAGGTCTTCATTTCAGGGGAGAGTCCCTGTCCGTTGTAGCTTTCAACGGTGTTAGCATTAGCGTTAACAAAGCCTTCTGTAGAGTGAACGGTATCGTTTGCAGCAAAAAGCTGAAGATTGATTTTTTCAGAAATAGTCATAGTATAACTCCTTTTAAATGTGTTTTTATATGGATAAGCCCATATATGCAAAAATGAAAACAGGTGATAATACTGTATCGTGTATAAGCCTCCCCAATGGGGGAGGGGGACCGCGTTAGCGGTGGAAGGGGCTTATTTTTCACGATTGAATATTACTGAAAGATTTTCAAAGAACGTCTAAAATCTGATTTTTCTTCCGTCCTCCACCTGTTTGAGTATGGAACGGATATCGTCTCCCGTGAGGGCAGATACGTCCGTTTTGCGAATTACCCCAAGTGATGAGCGAACACCGTTTTCGGCGGGTCTGTTGCCGTTAGCAAGAATATTTTTCATGGTTTGCTCCTTGACGCGTTTAGCCGTACCGGTAACGGCAGATCTGATGATCTCGTCAGAATGAACGGCAGTGAATGCACCCTTGACCGAGACACCGTTTTTCAAAAGCTGTGCAAAGACGGGATTACGAAGCTCGTTTTTGAAATCGAACTCGGGGAACACCTCCCTGAGTCTTTCGCCCTCGTCAAGCCATCTTTTGTAGGTCAGATCGGCTCTTGCCGAAATGAGAGAGGCATTGAGGTTATCCTTGATGCTTTTGTTAACGTTGTCCGTGTCGTTTTTCTCGTTTTTGGGCTCAGCCTTTTGCACAGAGTCGTTTTGCATTTTTGAAAGAAGCTCTTTTGCGTCACCCGTGCCGTATTTTTCCGAAAGATGCGACAGGATGGGAGAAAAGGCCTCTTGCTTTTCTTCAAGGGATTTCAGAGTTTTAAAACGCTTGTCGATAATGCTTTGAGTACGCTTTTGGAAAGCAGACTCAAACTTACCGCCCTTGATAAGCTTTTCAAATTCCTGTTCAAGAGCCGCCTCTTGATCGCATTCGGTGTTAACGTCAGCATTGACGTCAGACGCTTCTTCGTTTTGCACGCAAACCGAATCTGTATTGTCCGAAGGTCCGGAGACGACCGAATTTTCACCCGTATCAGAATCGGCTGCAAAAAGCTGAAGGTTGATTTTGTTTAATGTGTTCATAACATCGTTCCTTTCCGAAGTGTCAGAGCGTTGATATTTTTGGCAATGCAGAGGTGTTAGGCTCCACCGCCATCGCTCGACAGTAATTATAGCTGAAAAGTCGTATTTTTTCTCCCCACGGTATAACGGCTAAAGGGGGTATATTTTTATATAAAAATATAATATTATTGTTTTTATGTGCATTATTGTTTTTTCGTGGGTCGCCTTTTGACGCCGCTTTCTTTCAAAAAAGAATATAGGAAGCGTCGAAAAAAATCAAAAAAACTATTGACAAAATGAATCCGCCGTGATATAATCGTGACAAATTTGAATATCACAAAGAACGACTATGATGAAGACGGTCGGAATGTGAAGCTTTACAGAGAGTTGTCGGACGGTGCGAGACAACAGCAGATCTTTCCAATGACCTATCACTTCTGAGTCGGAGGACCGAAAGGGAAAACCGAGTAGACTCCTTCCGTAATGCTGCGTAAAGGCAAAGGACTTGATAGAGTCCGTAAAGTGACGGAAAAATAAAGCTTCCGTAATTTGAGTGGTACCGCGGGTTAAATACTCGTCTCAAAAGATTTCTTTTGAGGCGATTTTTTGTTTTATTCAAATTCGTAACCATTAACCAATATGTCGAGGATGAAAGGAGACAACAAAATGGATTACAGTTTGAAAGAGGTCGCAGGCAGAATAAAGGACCTGCGAGAAGCAAAAGGATACACACAGGAGGAGCTTGCAAAGCTTACCGGTGTAACGGTTGAAGAGTACAGTGCGTTAGAGCAGGGCAACACTGACTTCAGCTTTACGTTTATTTATAAGTGTGCCAAGGCTTGTGACGTTGAGGTCGTTGACCTGCTTGAAGGACGAAGCACGACGCTTACCTCCTTTGCGATCACAAGAAAGGGCGAGGGTCTGAAGATCTTAAAGCAGCACGGCGTTGAGTACAATAACTTAGCTCCCAAGTTCAAAGAAAAGCTCGCTGAGCCGTTCTTGGTAAAATTCCCCTACATTCCCGAGGAGCAGAACGTGCCTATGGTGCTCAACTCCCATAACGGTCAGGAGTTCGACGTTATCGTAAAGGGCTCGCTTAAGGTTCAGGTCGGCAACCACGTAGATATACTTAACGAGGGCGACTCGATATTCTATAACAGCCTTATTCCTCACGGTATGATCGCCGTAAGCGAGGGCGGATGTGAGTTCCATGCCGTTGTACTTAATCCTCAGGACGGTCTCGTAACGGAGGAATATCCCGAGGCTCCCATCGTTCATGCAAAGGCGGTTGAAAAGACTGCAGACGACAAGGCAACTGTTGCCGATAACTTCATTGAATCGTATTACGATGAAAACGGCGTATTCAACGGCATCAAATTCAAGAACGAGGATAAATTCAATTTTGCATATGACTGCGTTGATGCTATTGCCGAGAAGAATCCCGACAAGCTTGCAATGATGTGGGTAGCAAACGACAAGACCGACCGCAAGTTCACCTTTGGCGATATGAAGAAATATTCGGCAAGAACAGCCAACTATTTTGAAACGCTCGGCATCAAGAAGGGCGACACGGTAATGCTCGTGCTTAAGCGTCATTATCAGTTCTGGTTCTGTATGCTTGCTCTTCACAAGATCGGTGCTATCGCGATCCCCGCAACAAATCAGCTCGTTGAGCACGACTTTGATTACAGATTTAAGGCGGCTAAGGTAAAAGCTATCATTTGTACAGCCGACGGTGAGGTGTCAAACGAGGTTGAAAAGTCAGCAGCCAAGTTCCCCGGCATGCTCAAGATCTTGGTCGGCGGCAAAAAAGAGGGCTGGAATGACTTTAACGTTGAGATGGAACGCTTCAGCACTCACTATGACCGTACTGAAAACACTCCCTGCGGTGACGATCCCATGCTCATGCTCTTTACGTCAGGTACGACAGGCTATCCCAGAATTGCAACACATTCATATAAATATGCTTTAGGTCACTATCCGACGGCAAAGCATTGGCATAACGTAAATCCCAACGGACTTCACTTTACCATTTCCGACACAGGCTGGGGTAAGGCTCTTTGGGGCAAGTTCTACGGACAGTGGCTGTGCGAGGCGGCACACTTTACATACGACTTTGACAGATTCCATTCCGAAGATATCTTGCCTATGTTTGCGAAATACCATATCACTACCTTCTGTGCTCCGCCTACCATGTACAGATTCTTTATCAAAGAGGATCTTTCCAAGTATGATCTTTCTTCTATCGAATATGCAACGACGGCAGGCGAGGCTCTTAACCCTGAGGTATTCAATCAGTTTAAGAAGGCGACAGGGCTTACCATCATGGAAGGCTTCGGTCAGACAGAAACCACTCTTTCGATCGCCAACTTTGTCGGTTCTACTCCCAAGCTCGGCTCTATGGGAAGACCGAGCCCGCTCTATGACGTTGTTATTCTCGATCCCGACGGAAACGAGTGCAAGACGGGTGACACAGGTGAGATCTGTATCCGCGTAAAAGACGGAGAGGCCCCCTGCGGACTCTTCATCGGTTATTATCTTGACGAAGAAAAGACAAAGGAAGTATGGCACGACGGCTACTATCATACAGGCGACCAGGCGACGATGGATGAGGACGGCTATCTCTGGTATGTCGGACGTATCGACGACGTGATCAAGTCATCGGGCTACAGAATCGGTCCGTTCGAGATCGAAAGCGTTATCATGGAGCTTCCTTACGTTCTCGAATGTGCAGTTACGCCTGTTCCTGATGAGGTTCGCGGTCAGATCGTTAAGGCAACTGTAGTTCTTGTAAAAGGAAAAGAAAGAACAGACGCCTTGAAGAAGGAGATTCAGGATTACGTCAAGACGCACACAGCGCCCTATAAGTATCCGAGAATAGTTGAATTTGTAGACGAGCTGCCTAAGACCATCAGCGGCAAGGTAAGACGTGTAGAGATCCGCAAGAACGACTTGGAAAGATTGCAGAAATAATATTAAATGGGTGTCGGAAGCGGCACCCATAACTTTTTTAAGGACACCCTCGCAGGTGTCCTTTTTTTGTTTGTGCGAATAAACCCCTTCCACCGCTGACGCGGTCCCCCTCCCCCAATGGGGAGGCATTGTTTAGCGCAAATATAACCGCGAGCGGTAGGGGAGTGCCTTGGTGCTCCCGCTAAAAACAATATCATTCGCACTGTATATATTTTTTATATTAAAAATATATAAAATCCAACGTATTATGATGGGGAGAAAAATATAAGAAAATACTATACAATAGAGCCATGCCGAGCGTCATAACAATATCTCCGTTTCAATAAACATTTTCCAAGGACAAACCCCTATAAAAAGGGAGGCGATTTTTATTTCAGATAATTATTCAAACAACTATAAAAAAGCAGAGAAAGAATACGTAAATACACAAACCACCTACGCCATTCTTTCAAAAAAATATGATATTCCGCTCAATAAGCTTTCAACCTACGCAAAGGAAAATAAATGGGTGGAAAAACGAAAAAAACACAAGCGTTCAAATAAAAAAGCAGGACTTGATATAACGAAGCTGTCAAACTCGCAGGAGGATCTTGAAAAAATAATAGAAAGTGCATTTTCAAGCGTGGCAAGCAAGACACTTGATGACGGAGAGCTTGACGTGAAATACCTCAAGGACCTGACCTCAACGTTAAAGGAGGCAGTCAATATCAAGAGAAACATATATCTCTTGCCAGTGCTTGAAGAGCAGAAGAAGCGTGAGCAGGAGCTGCGGGACAACCCACCTGCGCAAAATATCCAGACAAACGAGATATGCATTTTGCTTGAAAGCGATACAGAAAAGTATAGCATTTAATAAAAAGGCTCCCTTGTGTAAAGGGAGCTCCCGACGGAGTCGGGTGAGGGATTGTGTTTTTATTAACGAAACAAAAGGAAACAGCAGTATGAAAAAACAGATATCACTCGGAAGGCCTAACCCAAAGCAGGCACAGTTTCTGTCCGATACACACAGATTTATAGCGTTCGGGGGTGCACGAGGCGGCGGCAAATCTTGGGCGGTCAGGGTCAAGGCGGTATTGCTTGCGATAAGGTATCGCGGCATAAAAATTCTGATTATAAGAAAGACCTTTACCGAGCTGAGAAACAACCACATAGTACCGCTATGTGAGATGACAAACGGCATAGCGGTATATACCGACACGAAAAAGGAGCTAAATTTCAAGAACGGCTCGCTCATAAAATTCGGCTATTGCTCGTGCGATGCCGACCTGCTTCAATATCAGGGCTCGGAATGGGACGTGATGTTTCTCGACGAGGCGACACAGCTGAGAGAGGACTGGTTCGACAGACTAAAGGTGACCGTCCGCGGCGTAAACGATTTTCCAAAGCGAATATACCTTACCTGCAACCCCGGCGGCGTCGGTCATTCGTGGGTAAAAAGGCTGTTCGTTGACAGAGTATATAAAGAGGGTGAGGATCCGAAAGACTATTGCTTTATACAGTCACTCGTTACAGATAACACGGCTTTGATGGAAAAGGACCCCGAATATGCACGTCAGCTCGAGAGTCTGCCGCCAAAGCTGAAAAAGGCGTGGTTGAACGGCGACTGGAACATATTTGAAGGACAGTTTTTCGAGGACTTTACCGATGCACCGGAGCACTATGAGGACAGGCTGTATACAAACGTGATCGAGCCCTTTGAGATACCGCCTGATTGGAAGATAGTGCGAAGCTTCGACTGGGGCTTTGCAAAGCCGTTTGACTGCTCGTGGTGGGCGATAGATTACGAGGGCAGAGCCTATCTGATATTGCAGCTGTACGGGTGTACGGGCGTTGCAAACGAGGGGCTGAAATGGCACGCGGGACGTGTGTTTTCGGAGATACGCAGAATAGAAAACGAGCACAGATGGCTAAAGGGCAAAACAATAACAGGGGTAGCCGACCCGTCGATATGGAGCGAGGACGGAGGCGAGCCGATAATAGCCTTTGCCGACAGAAATATGCTCTATTTCGGCAAGGCGGATAACAGCCGAATAGCAGGCTGGATGCAGGTGCATTACCGCCTTGCATTTGACGGCGACGGAAAGCCTATGGTGTATTTTTTCAATACGTGCAAGCACGCAATACGGACACTGCCGACTCTTCAGTACAGCAAGACGAACCCTGAAGACCTCGACACCTCGCAGGAGGACCATTTCGCCGACTCTTTTCGATATTTTTGTATGTCAAGACCGATAAAGCCGACGAAAACCCCTGAAACGATAACGGTGAACGCCGACCCGTTAAATTTGCTCAGCGATAAGAAATATAAGCCCTATTCGTACTTGTAAGCGAAATGAAAACGGGCACGATATAAGGCTCCCTCCGGGAGGGAGCTGTCGAGCGAAAGCGAGACTGAAGGAGAGCGCGAATCGGTTGTATTTGTGCAAGTTTTATTATAGCGCAGGCTCCTTCCGTCATTTTCTTGCGAAAATGCCACCTCCCTCTCGGAGGGAGGCTTTGGTTTGTGCAAACTTCACCGAGAGCGGTAGGGGAGGGGCTTGCTCCTCCCGAACGAGAAAAAACAACACATATCCTATTATGGAGGAAATATGAAAAACAATAAATCAAACACAACAAACAAAAATAACAAAAGAATCCCCGACGAAAAGGCGGTAGCAAACGCATTTGCCGCTAAAACGGGCATAAAGTCACCATTCGATAAAAAACCCAAGAAGAATGACGCAAAACCCAAAAAGAAACACCCCGACAGAGAAGCTGTTGACGCGCTCTTTTCCAAAAAACGCCCCGACATTTTGCCGCCTGTTGATTTCAATTATGAAAAAATAAACAAAAAGACGCTCGAAAAGGCATATTCGCTCTTGCGTTCATATAAGTCGGGCAAGGCAAACCTGGAAAAAAGAATAACAGAAAACGACCTTTGGTGGAAGATGCGCCATTTTGAGCAAATACGCGACAGAGAAAGGAAGTACAATCCCGCGTCAGCGTGGCTGTTTAACGCTATTGCAAGCAAGCACGCAGACGTTATGGATAATATTCCCGAATCGATCGTTCTGCCTCGAGAAAAGAACGACTCCGATGCCGCAAAGCAGCTGACGGAGATACTTCCCGTGATCCTTGAGCAGAACAACTTTGAGGAGACTTATTCTGACGTTTGGTACGATAAGCTCAAGGGTGGCACCGGCGTTTACGGCATATTCTGGGACAGCTCACTGTCAAACGGTGCAGGCGATATCGCAGTAAAGAGATGCGACGTTTTAAATCTGTTCTGGGAGCCGGGAATAAACGATATCCAAAAGAGCAAGAACGTGTTTTACGTTGAGCTTTACGACAACGATGAGCTTATGGAAAAACACCCCGAGCTTCGCGGTAAGCTTGGCGGCTCAAGCGTTGAGGTAGCAAAATATCAATACGACGACGCCGTTGACACAAGCAATAAAAGTGCCGTTGTCGACTGGTATTATAAGACCGAAAAGAACGGCAAGACCACACTCCATTTTGTCAAGTTCTGTGCAGACGAGGTGCTTTATGCATCGGAAAACGATCCTTTACTGTATGAACGCGGCTTCTACGACCACGGTCAGTACCCGTTTATATTCGACAGACTTTTCGTAGAGCAGGGAACTCCCTGCGGCTTCGGTTACATAGACGTTATGAAGGATACGCAGACGCAGATAGACCTTATCAGTGCATCAGTTGCCGAGAATATCCGTATGGCGTCGACAGTACGGTATTTCGCACGAGGCGACGGAAGCATAAATGAAAAGGAATTTGCCGACTGGTCAAACCCCATCGTGCACTATACAGGCTCAGGCAACCCTAACGACAGTATGATTCCGATCAAGGTTCCCGAGCTGCCCGGTGTGTATATGTCGTTCATCAACAGCAAGATAGATGAGCTTAAGGAAACGACGGGCAATAACGATTTTACAAGAGGCAACGCAAATTCGGGCGTAACCGCCGCATCGGCAATAGCCGCTTTGCAGGAGGCGGGAAGCAAGATGTCGCGTGATATGATAAAGGGCGCATACAGAGCATTCGTCAAGATAAACACCATGATGATCGAGCTTGTAAGACAGTTTTATTCCGTGCCCCGTTGCTTCAGAATAACGGGAGATAACGGTCAGCACGAGTTTGTCTCATATTCAAACGAGACCATATTGCCGACATCACAGGGCAACGTATACGGAGTAGATCTCGGCACCAGACTACCCGTGTTTGACATCAAGGTCAAGGTGCAAAAACAGACGACGTTCTCGAAATTGTCACAGAACGAGCTTGCCAAGGAATTATACAGACTCGGATTTTTCAATCCGCAGATGTCCGAGCAGGCATTGACCTGCCTTGAAATGATGGAGTTTGACGGCAAGCCCATCGTTATTGACAGAGTAACGGAAAATAATTCAATACTAAGCAAGATGAACGAAATGCAGACAAGGCTGCTCGAGCTTGCGTCGGTAGTGGAAAAAGACCACCCCGAGTTAGGAGGCATAACCGACGAGATAGCAAAAAGCTATGGGCTGACTGCCGAGAAGGTCAGCGGAAGATTGAAGGCTAAAAGCGTGAGTAAGGGTGTAAACAGAACAGACCGAGCACGCGAAAGGGCATCAATGACTGCAACCCCAAGATAA